AACGGAATTTCTTTCGCCGTTATGAGTCTGGAGAGCGACGCTAAAATAGAGCTCTTTGCAAGACAGAGTATAGATGGCTGGGATTGCTGGGGAAATGAGGTATAAGAATTGTAGGAGGTGTAAAAAGCCTCCTCTTTTTTTTTTATCTAAATTTACTTACCGTTTGTGATTAGGTTACTTATCAATCAAAACAGGAGGATCAAGGATGGTAAGACAGATTAAAAGAAAATGGAGAAGATTTTACAGAACTCATAGAGAGGGCTGTGAGTTGGTAGGAGATTTTATTGGAGCTGTAAGTATTTTTGTATTTTTATTTGAGCTCTATATCATCGGAGTTATGTTAGGAGGTCACTAATGGGAAATGTAATTTTAGGGCTTTTGTTAGTCGGCTACATAGTGGTTACTATCGTAAATCTGGTAATTGAGGTAAAGAGAGATAAAGAAACCAGACCTCTAAGGATAAGAGAAAGCAGATCCCAGATGTATTTAGCTTTTGAGCTTGCCAGATTTAATAAAAATATTGAAAAAGCCAGAGAGGAGGCGGAAAAGTAATGGGATTAAAGAGCTTAATAGCAGTAGCACAAGGAAAAAATGCAGAGAGCGTATCCTTTGAGGATAAGTTTCTCAAAAATTATGAGGAGGCTGTAAAGGCTAAGGAGCTGGAGGAGAGGCAGATAGCTCCATCTGAGTATATCCGCCCATCCTCTATGTATGGCTGTGAGCGTATGTTATTTTTCCAGAGAGTACACGGAGGCTCTCAGAACGGAGAGCAGAGTGAGGTAAATCTTATTGAGATATGCCAGAGCGGTACAGATAGGCACTTAGACATACAGCACATAGTAGAGCGTATGGAGGGCGTAGAGTGCTTAGATCTGGAGGAAATGGTAAAAGAGGCACAGGCTAAAGGCATTAAAACAGAGTTTGTAGGCTGGAATGAGGATCATACAGAGGGCAGGTGTAAAAATGATGAGCTCTCTATCTATTTCCAGCCAGACGGAGTTATTAGATTTAATGGTAAGGATGTAATCTTAGAGATTAAAACAGAGAGTACTTACCAGTTTAGTAACCGTTATGAGCCTAAGGCGGATCATAAGTGGCAAGCTACTTGTTACGGTATGGGGCTTGGGATAGATTATATCCTTTTCTTTTATGAGGATAGAAATTTCTGTAAAAAGAAACCGTACCTCTGGAAAATAACCGATGAGATGAAACAGGCAGTACTTAACAAGATACGAACTGTAAACAATGCTTGTAAGACAGGGATCCCTCCAGAAAAGGATGATAGCAAGTGTACTTATTGTAGATATAAAAATGAATGTGCTTTAGTGGATGCTGGTAAGTGGGTACATCCTAACCCTCCAGAAAAGCCTCAGACAGCCCAGAAAGATACAAACAGAAAAAAGGCTAATAAGTCTACAGGTAAAAAGAAAAAAGCCTCTACAGGGCAAAATACAGCGTTGAGAGCGGTATGTGGTAACTGTGAGCATTGTGGTAGAGAGCTGGGAGCTTACTACTGTAGCATTGATAAAGAGGGATCTATGTATGTAGATCGCAGAAAGAAATGTAAGTTTACTCCTAGCAGATTTAAGGGGGTACAGGATGGCAAGTAATAACATCGGTAAAACCTTTGAGCAGGAGTTTAAGGAGTGTGTACCTCCAGATTATTACCTGTACCGCCTAAAGGATGATACAAGCGGATTTTATGGAGTATCTAATCCATGTGATTATATCCTTTTCAGATCTCCTTATCTCTTTCTTGTAGAGCTTAAAACTCATAAGGGAAAGAGCATACCGATAGCTAAGATCAGACCTAACCAGATACAGGGAATGGAGAAAGCTACTCATTATGAGGGAGTGTATGGAGGCTTTTTAATCAATTTTAGAGAGCTGGAGGAAACTTATTACATAACTGTACAGGATGTGATCCAGTTTACTCAGACAGAGGAGAGAAAGAGCATACCTGTAGAGTGGTGCAGGGATCACGGAGTAAAGATAGAGCAAAAAAAGAAAAGAGTGAGATACAGCTACGATCTGGAGAGCTGGCTAAGCAGATATTATACAAGCTCTATGAGTGTGATAGATAAAATATCAGATACTATAACCGTAAACAAGATCGCTACTATAGATAGAGTTATAGATACGGTTATGAGAGGAAATCATAAGGGAGGTGTAAAAGCGTATGGTTCAAAGTGATAAGTTAAAAAAGATCATAGCAGAGGTAAAAGAGGAGAGCTCTCCTGTAATAACCCTCTCAAATGAGTTAATAGCAGATTTTAGTAAGGAGCTTGATAGTGCTATCTCAGAGCTGGATATGATTATGGAAAGCATCGGAGAAAACTCTATAGAGGATATACCAGATAGCCAGATAGAGTACTACTGTGTTAAGATCCCAGCCCTTATGTATTATGCAGGGCAGAGAGTAGAGGAGCTAGGTATGCAGGTGGATCTAGCCTCTAATGCTAAGAAAAGTGCTCAAAATGAGGCGATGGTAAAAGTATCTGGTACTGTGCAGGAGAAAAAAGCTAGAGTAGAACAGCTCACGGAGGATAAAGCCTTAGTAGAGGCTATTTATCGTAGAGCTTACAACAGCCTCAAAGTTAAGTTAGAGATGGCTGAGAAGATCTACAGCGGATTAAAGAAATCTCTCTCAAAGAGGATAGCAGAGGTAGATCTGGATAGATTTAGTAAGGATAAATATACCAGAGAGCCAGAGGATCCTATGGAGGAGTAAGCCTATGGAGCGATGGGCTTATGAGTACTTTAGGAGACAAGCCATAGAGGATAGATGTAAGCAGGAGGCACAGTGGCTAATAGATAATCCTAAGGACAGTATCCGTAAAGTGGCTAGAGAATTTTGTATCAGTAAGAGCCAGCTACATAGGGATCTCTATGAGCTCAGAAATATAGATGATGATCTCTATGTACAGTGTAGAAATATTTTAAGGAGGCATAAAAGACGATGTTTATAAGAGTTGAGGATCAGAGCGGAAATCTTACTATCTGGCTTAATGTGAACCAGATAGCAAAGATGGAGGAGAGTAGGAGCTCAGAGGAGTTAATGGGATACAGCATAACTACTGTGGATAATAAGGAGTATTATTCTCCAGATGTTAAGGCTATACAGGCTTTATTGATGCCAGTAGTTGTAATGGAAACAGAGGGCGATATTGTAGAGGAGATTAAAAAGCTGGATATGAGGAGAAATGTTATGGTGGGGTGTTAGAGATGGAGGAAAAGTTAGATAAGTTTTTAGCATATCTGGAGGAGAACGGAGTAGAGATCTCTGGAGAAACAGCTTTTAAGTGTGATGATGGGATTGTACTCTTTAGCCCTAATGAGGGAGGCGGAGTAGATATAGCCATTATCAGAAATGTAATTGAGTTAAATTACGACTTAGGTATCACGGATGCAGATGTAAACCTCTTTAATACAGAGGTAGGCATTATGCAGGAGTTAGGAGGAGAGCAGTAATGGAGTGTTGCGGTACTTGCGGTAATAATTGTTACGATGGTGGAGAGTTTGTATGTAGCTGTGAGGCTAGTGATGCTTATGGATGCCCTACAGCTTATAACGATACTTGTAATGAGTGGTGTGAGAAAGGAGATAATTAAAATGACAGGAAAAGAGTATGTAGAGTTAGCTATGAGAACTAATGACGGTAACGCAACAGACAGGATCGAAAAGGCTATTGAGCTTTTACATAGACCAGATAAGCCTAAGTGCTTTAAGCCTGTAGTAGAGGATCTGGGAGGAGTGCTTAACGGATGCTTAGGACTTGCAGGAGAGGCAGGAGAAACTCTGGATATGATTAAAAAGTGGATTTTTCACGAAAAGGATCTTGATAGAGAGCATCTTAAAAAAGAGCTGGGAAATGTAATGTGGTATATGGCTATGATCTGTTATAGTTTTGGTTTCGATCTGGATGAGATCCTCCAGATGAATATTGATAAGCTCAAAGCCAGATACCCAGAGGGATTTGATACAGAGAGAGCTAATCATAGAGCGGAGGGAGATATTTAATGGCGGAGATAGATAACCTCATAGCTGAGGTAAACAAAAAATACAAAACGGATATAATCCGTAAAGCATCTGATCTTAAGGGGATAGAGTTTATCCCCTACACCTCTCCTATGATGAATTACTTAACTAGAGGGGGAGTACCTGTAGGGAGGATTATAGAGCTGGTAGGATTGCCTCAGAGCGGAAAAACTACTACAGCTCTGGATATTATCTCTAATTTCCAGAAAAAGTACACAGATAAGTACTGTGTATATCTTGATGCAGAAAACACGATAGATAAGGAGTGGGGAGAAACTCTGGGGGTAGATTGGAGTAAGGTAATCCTCATCCAGCCAGAGAGTGAGTATGGAGAGGAGCTCTTAGATATGCTCTTAGATTACATAAGATCTGGTAAGATCGGCTTAGCAGTATTAGATAGTGCTCCCTTTATTATCCCTAAAGCAGTACAGGAAAAAGGCTTAGATGAGAAAAGCTATGGCGGTAACAGTGCTCTTATGAAAGCCTTTTGTGATAAGGCGGTACCGCTCTGTAAGAAAGTGGAGTGTACTTTTCTGATGATTAACCAGCTCAGAGAGAATATTGGAAATCCGTATAAGCCTTATAAAATTCCTTGCGGTACAGCAATAGCTCATGCGTGCTCACAGATCCTATGGTTTACAAAGGGATCCTTACTGGATGAGAAGTATAAAGAGGTAAGTAGCGGATATGCTAACCCTAGTGGTAATCTGGTAAGTGTGAAAGTGGAGAAAAATAAGGTTACTAAAAATGATCGTAGGCTCCAGACTTACACACTTAACTACAGTACAGGAGTGGATGAGATTAAGGATACCTTAGATCTGGCTATTATGCTGGGGATCATCTCACAGGCTGGAGCGTGGTTTAAGGCTATCCTTAAAGACGGAAAAGAGCAGAAAATGCAGGGATTTAATGGAGTGCAGGAGTTTTATTATAATGATCTGGAGGAGCTGGAGTATCTTAGAAAACAGGTATATGAGGCAGGGATGGCATGAGAGAAATAGAGGAAACCTTAGCACATAACCTTAGAGAGGTAAGAGAGAAAAAGGGATACACTCTAAAAGATGTGGTAAAAGGTACAGGATATACAGAGGTAAGTATTAGTAGATGGGAAACAGGTACACGGATCCCTAAGGCTACAGTACTTTACAATCTGGCTAAATTCTATGGAGTATCTGTAGATAGATTTTTCTGGAAATAAGAGCAGGAGGAGGAGGCAGTAAAAAGCCTCCTCTTTTTTGAGTAAAAAGTTATTGACATTATTATATAAGGGGTATATAATAACATTATCAACAAGATAGGAACTGAAAAACAGGAGGTAAAGGATTATGACAAGTATTGAGTTAAAGGATAGATTAACAAAGGCGGAGGAAAAGGTTACAAAGTGCGAAAACACTATTGAGAGGCATATGAAACAGCTTGAGAAAAGACAGGCTAAGCTATTGAGAGTTGAGTGGATGGCTCAGTATATGGAGGATCTTAAGGCGGTAATGTGGGATGAAGAAAAGAGATCTGAGTATAAAAAAGCTACAGGAGATGATCTTTACTGGGATTGCTGTGATGTGCAGAGCAAAGAGGAAGATATTAAGGGAGCAAAGAGAAAGTTAGAGGATCAGAAAGAGGTAGTATCTAGCTGGAGAGAAAAATTAGCAAAACAGGTAGAGAAAGAGCTTACTTTAGCTAATGAGGTTCCAGAGGCTTTTAGAGAGGCTAAGGAGGCATTAGTAGCAAGCTGGGTAGATAGTGATATTAGAGCTAGAGAGGCTATGTTAAAGAGTAGAAAAGAGCTGGAGTATAAGGAGTTTAGAAAACGGTACACCTATATAGCGGAGGAGAGCCTTAAGCATACAGATGAGGAATTTAGAAAGATTGAGGAAAGAGAGGCGGATGCGTGGTTACTGGATCTGTATAACAGAGTTAAGGAGATTACAGGAGAGATCACAGATTGTAGTTACATTAGATGGGGCGGTAAATGCTTAGATGGATATATTGTAGGTAAGAATGGTAAGGCAAGTGTAGAAACCATCGGAGCAGGAGGTTACAATATCCAGAGATGGCACTTAAGAACCTTAGTACACAAGATTTAAGATACAGAGAGAGAGGTAGCAGGAGCTACCTCTCTTTTTTTTTTAACATCTTTTAGCG